TAACTGTTTAGATGTCTTTCTCTAAACAATCACAACGTGAGCAAATCGTAGACAACTTGCCCTGGCTGGTACACCAGATACGTAAAAGTCCCGTGTGTAGTCCCGAATCGTTGCTGGCAGATCTCCAACTCGTCACTGGAGATCGTAGCGACATGAACCGGTTCGTGATTACCACGCCCTTCGAGCGCATGCGCGAAGGGGAGATAGTGGGAAGACCTTTTGATCTGGAAGGTTTTTTGATGGATGCATATGGACGCGCGGCGCGATTGGTTGCTTGCCTTCTTTGGACCCTGAAGAGCCATCACCCGTCCACTGGCCACCTTGCGTCATCAGAGTATTGCACTCTGGTGACGTATTGGTGGGCTAGGGCGGTGAATGGCACTCTCGAGAAGGAGGCTAAAGCAAAGTTCGCGGCGATCTACGGCTGGGTGAATGATCAGGACGAGTTTCCTGATTATCCCTGGGACCGTTTTGACTTCCTCGGTTCACACACAATACGTCGTTGGCTTCGGCAGAAGCGCACCAGTGGTGCGGTTCGTGCCTGGGCCTTCGACCTCCTCAATCTCAAGAAGGGCACCCTTCGACCAGATGAAGCGTTTAAGCAGGCAAGCCTGCAAAAGACTAAACTTCTCCTGACCGAAGAGCCACCCCAACCGAGCGAGGAGGAAGCTGCGCTTCGTGAGCGTGTACTTGAGGAGGTCTATCGCACTGCACTTGAGGTCGCGATGTGGATTAGAACGGGGAGGACCATGGCGGCCCCCCGACCCACATTATCCGCGTGCCGTGAAAGGTCACAAAACGAGGGTGGAGGTCTCGATGAGTTCTTAGAGGCCCATACCAATGAGATCGAAAGGTCTTTGAGGATGTTCTACCACCCTCGTACTGGAGTGATTGAGCTCAGAGTCCCCGAGCTTGAGTATCTCCACAGCCGCTTGCTTAATGAGTGGAACACGGATCTAGCGTCATTGAACGCCGTCCCCGTCGCCCTCCTTGAGGCCTTCAAGGTGCGGATCATCACCAAAGCCGAAGCCGTGAGGCATTGGCTGGTGCAGCCGCTCCAGAAGGTCTTTTGGCGGGCTCTCCAAGCCTTCCCGTGCTTTGCACTGACTGGCCGACCTGACGAACCAGAGGACGTCGCGCGCATGTTCGATCAACTACTCCCCAAGGAATCCTTGGTGAGTGGCGATTACGAATCGGCGACCGATCTCCTGCTGTCTGAGGTTAGCCAAACGGTGCTACGGGGCTTTAAAGCCCCCGACATTGCACGTATGATGGGAAGCCGGATGAGACCTGACGGGAGCCTCACAAAGGGCGCGAAGAGATTAAACCCTTCTCGCGCTGAGGGCTCGACCCCGGACGACCCGGATTACTGGATTTATCCAAGTTACCGGCCAATGATTGACCCAAGATTATGGTTCCCCATGGAGCAAGCTCTTACAGGGCACACCTTGTGGTTTAAAAACCAGGTGTCCGGAGCTATGGAGGCCTTTCCCCAGAAGAACGGGCAGCTAATGGGATCCTTTATCTCGTTTCCTGTGCTCTGTGTTGCCAACGCTGCGATCTGCCGAATGGCGGTTGAGGAGAGTCGTGGTCAGCGTCTAACGCTGTTCCAGACACCGATGATTATAAACGGTGACGACTGCCTCTTCCCGTCAACCCCTGAAGGGTACGACCTTTGGAAGCGGGCCGGCCGTGCGATTGGGCTAAAGCCTAGTGTAGGTAAGAATTACGTCAGTAACTCCCTTGCTGTGATAAACAGCCAAGAGTATAGGCGTCACTCTACTGAACTTGGGCTCACAAGCCTTGTCACACGGACCGGGTACCACAACCTTGGTATCGTATTCGGTAACCAGCGCTCTAGTTGCACGAGTGACGGCGATCAGCTCCCGGGGCCCCTTGCGGGCTCCTGGAAGGAGTTTGAACGACGTCAACCGGGCATAGACCTTGAGCGCTGGCGTTCTAGATTTATTAAGCAGCGTATGATCTTGCTCAAGAAGCTCCCGAATTCGTGGGCTCTCCCAGCACGAATGGGTGGACTGGGTATCGTCAGTCGGCCGCTCACTTGGTTTGAAAACAAGTGGGCGACCTTCTGGCGTGACCATCCGTCCGACCGCATCGGCTTAGAGAGCTTTACCGACACACCCTATAGGCACCTGCGTTCTGCGGCGAGCCAAGAGCGACAATTAGGTGGTCTAAGACTCGCCTCAGGGGATGACCCTGAGGTGTCCGACACCCTTGTCACTCTGGCCGCTTGGAACCAAGGTTCTGGCCTGTGGGAGGATGTGAAGTTCAATATCCGAGAGTATGCTAGAGCCTGGCAACGTTTGGCAAAGAGCTGTAAGACCTATCACGGGGCCCCCTTCCTCGGGGAGGCCTTAGACCTTTACGTCCCACGCGTGGTTATTCCGCGTGTATGCATCACACTATCTTAAATAGCATGTCAGGTGATTACTTCGAGAAGCGTGCAGAATGAAGACTGCGTAAACAAACTTACTTCTGAAGATTCAACCTGGGCGGCACGGAC